GTGATCGTGCCGATGGGATCCCGGGGATCAGTGGGATCGGGCCGATTAAAGCAGCGAAGCTTCTATCTGGCAAGACCAGACAAGAGCAAGTTGAAGCAATCCTAGAGTTATACGGATCTGAAGAAGAGATGGAACTTAATGCTAAATGCCTCTGGATCCAGAGGCGTACCGACGATTATTGGAAAGATCATGTCCTTAGCTGAAATTCAAGCATATCCTAGAATCAAAGCCATGTGTCATACTGGTAGTAGAGAGATTTGTAATCCTGCTCCTACTGATACTGACGATGATTGGTTAGTTTTAATTGATCCTGAAGATAAAGACCATTTTTATGATTGGTTTAGAGCTGCTGTTCACGACGGGGAATTAATGCCAATGGATCAAATGTGGGAAATTGGTGGATCTCATATTGATGGTAGAGAGTCGGAATTTACTTCCTACCGCAAGGGAGAATTTAATATCATTATGACTACTGATCCTCTCTTCTACCAATATTTCGAAGCGGCTACTACTGTAGCCAAGAAACTAAATCTATTAGACAAGGAAGATAGAATTATGCTGTTTAATGCAGTTATGAGCGGTAAGAAATATGATCCTGTAGAACAAACGGAGATTCCTTTCTGAAGCCACAGAGTTCAAAAAATAAAGGTCGATTGGCCCAACAATTTCTTCAAAAAGAATTGTATAAATTCTTTCCTCAACTAGAGGAAGGAGATATTAAAAGTACTTCGATGGGAGTTTCTGGGGAGGATGTGCAACTCAGCCCCGCCGCCAGAAAACTAATCCCTTACCAATTCGAAGTGAAAAATAAAGCTACTAGTCAAATTCATACTTACTACGAGCAAGCAAAAACTCACGGAAAGTATGAGCCTGTTGTCGTAGTTCATAAAGATAGAAATATCTATTTGGCTACTATTTCTCTAGAGCATTTTCTAGAGCTTATAAAGGATAAGAATAATAAATGAAGGTCTTGGAAATTCTAGTTGAGAAAGATGATGGGGAGATTGAAGTCCGTACTGAGTTTAGTGCTAAGGAAATCCAACATCTATTGCAGTTTGCTGTGAATATGTCCGCTACTGTTGGACTTAATGCTTATAATAAAGCTGTAGAAGAGGCAGATATGCAGCAGGAGTTAAATGATTGAAGCATTTAATAATTCCTGATACACAAATACGGCCAGGAGATGATACTAAATTTTTGGAAGCGATCGGAAACTTCATTGTGGATAAACGTCCAGAAGTGGTGGTTCAGATCGGAGATTTTGCTGACATGCCGTCGCTTTCGAGTTATGATTTTGGCAAGCGCCAGTTTGAGGGCAGACGGTACAAAGCTGACGTTGAGGCTTCTAAAGAAGCTATGGCTGTGCTCCTTGCCCCCATCAAACAAGCTCGTAAAAAGGCTATTGCTGGTCATAGAGAACGGTATAATCCAAGATTGGTACTTACAACTGGAAACCACGAGCAGAGAATCGTTCGAGCTGTGGATGGTGACGCGAAGCTGGAAGGTACTATTGGATTGCAGGATTTAGAATATGAAAAAGATTGGGAAGTTCATCCTTTTCTGGAGCCGGTTATCATTGATAATATTGCTTATTCCCATTACTTTGTTACTGGGGTGGCTGGCAGGCCTGCAGGAACTGCTTCTGCACAGCTCAGAAAGACTAATATGTCTTCTATCGCAGGACATCAACAGGGACGTCAAGTGGCCTATGCAAGTAGAGCGGACGGTTCTACGATCACTTCTATTATCGCGGGATCTTGTTACGAACATTCTGAAGAGTATTTGGGGATACAAGGAAACAGACACTGGCATGGAGTGATTGTATTACATGAGGTTAATAACGGATCTTTTGATGAGATGTTTGTCAGTTTAGATTTCTTAAAGAAAAACTATCTATAATGGAACATACACAAGATCCTTATGCTACTCAAGTAGGTGGTAGCCACTATAAGCATTTTGCTATTCAGCCAGGCGAGTATATCAAGAAGAATAAACTTACTTGGTATGAAGCTAACGCTGTTAAGTACATTACTAGAGCTAGGTATAAGGGTCAACGAGTGCAGGATCTAGAGAAGGCTCTGCACTATATCCAAATGGAGTTGCAAGATGCAAGAGAAGATGAAAAACAGTGAGTGCTGGATCTCTACTATCTCAGGTAGACAATTCCATTATTTTGATACTCAACCAGATCAGATTGATATTGGAGACATTGCTCATGCTTTAAGCATGGCCTGTAGATTCTCTGGTCATATTAAGCATTTTTATTCTGTAGCAGAGCATAGTGTTGCCTGTTCTAGATTGGTTCCTAAAGAAGATGCACTTGCGGCACTGCTACATGATGCTTCTGAAGCGTATATTGCAGATATTGCAAAACCAATCAAAGAGTATATGGGAGATTATAAGAAAATTGAAGATTCTATTATGGGATCTATTTCTAAGAAATTCGAATTCCAATATCCTCTCAATGATGCAATCAAGTATGCGGACATGGTGATGCTTTCTACTGAAGCTCATTATCTCCTTCCAACTAAAGGAGATGATTGGTCTATGTGGAATTATATAAAACGGCCCCCTATTGAATTAGGAATTCTTCCTAAATGCTGGAATCCTAGAAATGCTTATTATGGATTTCTAGATAGGTATAATGAATTAACTAATGCATGAACTATTAGAGAAGCTTCGTAATCTAGATGAGATTACGTTAGTAGAATTGTTAGGTATTACATCAGATGATCTGGTTGATAGTTTCCTTGATCGTATTGATGAGAATTTTGAGTATTTGTCTAAAGAGTTGGATTTTGGTAATCAAGAAGAGCAAGACAGATGATTCGGGTCTTTCCCGAAATCATGGTGAGAATATTAAATATAAAATTAGAAAACAAGAGGAAAAAGAACATAATGAACTTCTTAAAGAATATTTGGAACAAGATCAAGAGCTGGTTCCTGAACGCAGAAACGACGATTGATAGCGGAGTTAACAAGGTGGAACAAGTTCCTAATACTGTTAAGACTGACGCTGAAAAAGCTGTCACAGCTGTTGAAAGCACTGCTACTAAGGTGGCTCAGGACATTCAACAAGGGCTGTAATTGATTGTCCAACGATTTAAAACGGATTTTGCCGAACGAATCTTTCGACACAAATATGCCCAAGGGCCAAACGACTCTTGGGACGCTCTCGCTGAACGACTCGTTGCTGATGTATGCGGACCGCGAAGACCTGGAGAAGCTTGGCTCATGTCAGATGGAGATCGGAAGGATCTTGTCGAAGACATTAAGCAAATGCGATTCATCCCTGGAGGTCGTTATTTATACTATGCGGGAAGACCCTACAAAGCGTACAATAACTGCTATCTTCTCCGCGCAGAAGAAGACACAAGAGAAGAGTGGTCAGCAGTAACTTGGAGAGCAATGTCCTGTCTTATGACAGGGGGTGGAATTGGCATTGATTACTCCAGACTCCGGCCTGCTGGCAAGCCTTTATCTCGAACTGGAGGAATCGCAAGCGGGCCTATCCCGCTCATGTATGCTATTAATGAGATTGGCCGAAACGTCATGCAAGGTGGAAGCAGGCGCTCGGCGATCTATGCTTCACTCAATTGGCAGCATGAGGACATTACTGAGTTCCTTAGAGCGAAGAATTGGTCAGTTACCATAAAGGAACTGAAGGAGAAGGATTTTAATTTCCCTGCTCCTTTGGATATGACCAATATCAGCGTCAATTATGATGATGCTGCTGGTGATTTGTCTAAGAATAAGGTCTTTCTTGAAAACTGTAGACAGGCAATGGAGACCGGCGAGCCGGGATTCAGCTTTAATTTTGGGGATAAGCAAGAAGAGACTCTCAGAAATGCTTGTACAGAAGTCACCAGTAAGGATGACTCTGATGTTTGCAACCTCGGGTCCATCAACCTTGGAAATATTGCAAATATTGAAGAATTTAGGGGGATCGTTAACAGAGCCTCTAAGTTCCTGGTATGCGGAACGCTTCGAGCTGATCTTCCCTATGAGAAGGTTTATCAGGTGCGTGAAAAGAACAGACGGTTGGGGTTGGGCCTTATGGGAATTCACGAGTGGCTCCTCCAACGAGGACAGAAATATGAGGTAACTGATGAACTCAAAAAATGGCTTGCTGTATACGCCGACGAATCCGAACGTTCAGCTAATGAACACTGTGATCGATTCTATATCAGCCGTCCGGTGGCATATAGGGCAATTGCTCCGACAGGCACCATCGGCATCCTTGCTTCCACAACGACGGGAATTGAACCTTTGTTTGCAGTTGCTTACAAGCGTCGCTACCTCACTGATGGAACAAAATGGAAATACCAATACGTTATTGACGCAACAGCAGATCGACTCATTAAAGAATATGGAGTTGATCCTAACCAAATTGACACAGCATACAAATTAAGCCATGACTTTGAAAGACGACTCAAATTCCAAGCAGATACTCAAGACTTCGTGGATATGTCAATTAGCTCTACCATCAACCTTCCCTCTTGGGGAAGTAGAGGTAATGCTGAATCAGATGTACCTCGATTTGCAGAAACTCTTGCGAGATATGCTCCCAGACTCCGTGGATTTACTTGCTACCCAAACGAATCTAGAGGTGGTCAGCCCATCACTGAAGTCCCCTATGAAGAGGCAGTTGGAAAAGCAGGAATCGAATATACCGAACACGACGTGTGCGAACTTACGGGGCATGGAGGATCTTGTGGTGTTTGAAAATCTAACTGCTGAAATTTATAATAGGGAATTTAATTCTAATTATCAGGAGAAAGAATAACTACTATTGCGTGTAACCTGCGCTCTATGGCCTCAGATCACCAGTATAATCATGCTGGTGGTTTGGTTTTCAAAGGCAATCATAAGCTGTTAGTGTTAGAAAAAGAAGTAGCTGATGCTCTATTTGGAGCTAAGAAAGCTATCGTTGGTTATGCTGGTAATGCAGACTCTATTGGTGCTGTGTTCCACTGGTTGGCTAATCCTGTAGACAAGCCACCTAAAACTAAGAATACTGAGTTAATTGTATTAACTTCTAATAAAGAGATTTACACAAGTTATAATTTAAGTGGATGGATCTTTGTTGATAAACCTTATTATAGTATTGGTTCTGGTAGCAGGTTTGCTTTGGGTAGTTTATCTAGTGGGAAGAGTCCTAAGCGAGCTGTAGAAGTTGCTAGTGAACATGATCCCTCTAGTGGATTTGGTGTAACAGAAATTAAATTATAAATAGGAGATTATAATGGCACAAGAATTAAATAAGGAAAGAACCCTTCTATTTGCGTTCATGAATGGATCTTACAAAAAGATCAAGGTTAAGAACTACGATCATAAAGAATGGATTATTGCTACTAAGATGGATGACCAGCAGGTTTACATCAATGCTAGTAATGTGAAGTGGATCGAAGAAATTAAGTAAAAATAAAGCCCGGGTCCTGTAAAGGATATCCGGGCTTTTTCTTATGTAATTACTTTAATAGCTCGTTCTAGATAGGCTTGCCTTGAAGCAAGTCCATTTAGACCCCCATTGATTCGTTTAGTTAAACCAATAAAATCATCTTTATCACAATATGAATTTAAATTTTGATTTTCCCAAAACCATCCTGCAGACATTGTTGCAGGCTGATAATTGGATAGTAACTCAGGTTGATCTAACAAAGGCAAGTCGAGAGCTAATCCGCACAAACTGTAATTGTTACGTCCAGTTAATTGGATCAACCCTCTTCCTTTGTAGCGTATTCCGTCCCCAGATTGGATATTACCCAAATCTTTTCGTCCTTCATATGCTGCCCCAGAGGCAATCTCTTCGGTGTATCTTAGCTCAGCACTCTCATGTCCTACTTGAGCCAGGAACATACGAATTCTTAGCAAGGAGTCTATATTATAAGCATCGAGACATTGTTGCAAATAAGGTAGAAATATATCAATACGAGGACTAGGACAATTAGGATATATGAATCTTAATTGCTCATTGGTTATTTGCATATTTATATGCTTTCCGACTGTTAAGGAGTAGCGGATTGACCATTACTAAGCCTCATAAGTTTCTGAAGGTTTTCAATAGCGTTAGCTTTCATAGCCATTCTTTCTTCTGGTGTAGCCCCATGTTTAATAGCAGCAGCTTCAATCATCTCATCAAACTTGTTAGAGTCTGGTACTAATCTCAAAGCAGCAGAAGCAAGTCTACTAGCAGCCGCAGTATCCCCATCTACGCCCTTAGTAATAGCTTTATTCATAAGAGTTGTATAAGCATCCATAACTCTAGATTCCTCAGTATTATTGATGTATCTAAGTTGTTTAGTCTTATACTCATCTTCAGAATAGAATCCTAAAGATCGTTTGGTTTCTTCAGATGGGGTTCTCTTATAGTCCGTGGCGACATCATTGATATCACTAGCTTTACGATAGGCCATCCTACCATTCTCGTCTCTACCATCAGAAGTTTCAGGATTAGGATTCTTGAAAGCATCCATCCTAGTTTCCATTTGACCTTTAAGGGTAGAACCCATATTAGCATGGACAGCCTGGATAGCATGTCTCTCAGTTGGATCCGCTGCCCAATTCAGAGCAGTAGAGGCTTCTTTAATTTCCTGAATAGGAACTGCAATATCACCCAAAGGATTCTCAGGGTTAGTAATCTGAGTATTAAACCTAGAACCAATATTAGTTCCAGTAGCCCCAGACAAAGCTCCCATCGAAGCCCAAGTAGGAAGATCCTTAATCAGAGTTCCTTTGATACCAAGATCATCATGGTAGAATTGGGGGAACTTAGCAGCAACAAGATTCTTGAACATGCTGTAGAATCCATCAGCTTCATTCACACCGGGGAGAGACAACGCTCCACCCATTAAGAAGGAAAGTCCAACGAAGGCTGCTAGAGGAGCCATATTGCCTCTCTTAGCATGACCAGCATATTCCGCCATCTGATTATAGTAGTTAAAGAGATAACTCTTGAACACATAACCTAATTGACCACCAGCACCAAACTTATCCACCAGTAACGGCTTATCCAGCTTGCGCATAGAAGTAAGAGAATCATTAGTCATTCTCTCAGCCTTCTGGAAAGCATCTGCTTCAGTCAATCCAGCATCCATAAGATGGTGGGCAAAGCTGACGAAAGTAGAATACCGAGCCAGTTTCTCTGGAGCAGTAATAGTCATACCAATAGTCTTCTTTGCTGCCTCAGCAATAGCATGTCCATGAATAGAACCAGTCTCATCAAGAATGGTTTTATCCAGAATACCATTGTTCTCAGCATATTGAAGCATTCTCTTGCCAATATCGGAGATAGGAATATTAACATCCTTACCAGTCATGCTGGACATTGTATGTCTAGCTAGCCCTGCTCCAACATCTCGCATTGTATTAATAACTGTATTCAAAGCATTATGTTCAAAGCCTTGAGACGACAGCATCATATGACGAGGGATGGAAAGAGCAGCCTGAATAGGAGTGGTAATCATGTATGGAATATTAGCTCCAAGCATGGTAAGGTAAGTACCGGTCTTAAGATCGGACACACCTTTATAGAGATTACCTCTAGAAATACCTTGAGCAACAGTTAACTTACCATCAACAAATCCAACCTTAGGAAAGTTTTTAGCCCATTCCTTTTCAATCCGCTCCAAGACATTAGAGCTAATACCAAGTTCTCGTTGAACAAGAGACTTAGCATAGTCCATAATCCTAGGTTGATTCTTCACAAGGTCTTCGTTCTTCATGATAGGATCAATCTGATCCAGAGCTTCCTGGAAGTTATTCCAGTGATTAGCATCACGAAGATATTTCACTTGAGAAGAGAAGAATGATCTAGCATTTTCCTTGTCAGATAACCAAGGCTTATCGCCCTCGAATCCTCTGATGTTCTTCTTATCCATCAGTCTTTGATCGAATCCTTTAGTAGAGAATCCCTTTTCATCGAGATACTTACTAACAGTATCATTAATCAAAGCAACTGTAGGATCTTTACCATCAAAGAACTTGAGCATTTCCTGGTAAGCACCAAGAACATCTCTAGGGACATTAATACCCTTAAAGTCCGGGGCATAGTTAATAGAACCAGACTTATTCCAATCAAGATCAGGATGATTCTTACGGAAGTAAGCATCAGCCTTTAAAGCTTCCAACTTAGAACCAGAAGAGACTCTAGCGATCAATTGTCCAGATTTAGCAAAGAAACTTTGAGAAAAATCTCCCTGACGAATAGAAGCATGATAAGCTTCTTCTCTAGTAGGAGGTTCTTTACCCTTAGCAACTGCTCTCTTGACCGTTTGATTATAGCTTTTATCAAATTCATCTCGCATCATCTTATAAGCCTTTTGGGCTCTATCGGATAATCCAGATGGATCTTGTCGTGTATTGTTTCTTTGCTCATCAATCATATGCTTAGAGAGAGCAACCATATCATCATCAGAAAGTTTTCTTATAGCTCCCTGAATTGGATTAACTCTTTCTCTATTATCAAGATGAGTCCTCTTATCAGCCCATTGTAACCAAGAACCAACTCCACGCAAAGCATTAGAATTAACTCCAGGCTTTTCAGCAGTATGAAGAGGACCAGACTGAGCTAACTTGAAGAAATGAGGATCTTTCTGGCCTTCAGCCACAGCATCCTTAGCAAAATCAGCTCCAGGACGTGGCTTATACACCATATCCTCACCAGAAACACGAGCCATATGATCTTCTGGAAGCATTCCTATGATCGACCTCACAGGTTTGGAAGCCAAATCAAAGAAGCTACTTGCAGCTTTCTTAACTAGATCATGTGTAGCTTCAATAAGCTTACCATCGATGATACCAGCTTGAGAACCACGACCACGCATAGCACGGGCAAGCTCCACATTAAACTTATCAGACTGAGTTCCAATCTCTTTAGGAACTAAGGAAAGTTCTCCAAGATCCTTAACTGGCTCTCTAGCAGCACCAATGTCTGTTAGATTCCTAGGTTCAAAGATGTTAGCAATCTTTTCCCCTCTTGGAGAGGTAAAAGTAATAGCATCAAATCCTTGTTTCCTAAGTTCTGCATTAGCAGCCGCCTTGCTACCAGTCTTCTCAACTAGATTTTTATAAAGTTTATCTCCAGCAATCTTAGTACCATTGCTTAAAGTTCTATAAGAGTTAAAGTCAAATGGCTTGCTAAAAGGTTCATGAACTTGATAAGCACGGCCATTAGGACCACCATACACTCCAGCAAGATCACGATCCTGTGTTATGTACTGGCCTGGGCCAGCAAATTGAAGTTCAGCATTCTTTCTAGCAGCCTGTTCTTCCAGAGAATAAGACCTAGTTCTACCGGCCTCAGGAGAGCCTGTAAACCAATCCTTAACTTTTTGAACAGCGCTATTAAGTAAATCTCCATCAACAGAACCACGTTGAGAATTCCTATAGATTCTAGGTTGATCTAATGGACCAGCTCCATAAGCTTCATCTGGGCCAAGCTTAGGGCCATTAGCTTCCTGAATAGCATTACCGAGGTCATTTCTAGCTCCCTCGTCTTGCCTCATGTAGCGGTTAATATAATCAGGAGCAACAGTAGACTCAGGCAGACCTTGACGAACAGGAATACCGTTTTCATCTGTCTGCCACTCATTACCTCTAGGAACTCGAAGCATAGGCTCCCCATTAGGAAGCCGATTAGCATCACGAGGAATAACACCATCTGGCGGAACATTCTCATAAGTAATTCCCTCAGTAGAACGACCTAAGGCTTCCATTGTAGCTGGATCAGCAGCATTTCCTTCTGTGTTGATACTAATGGTTCCAGGACGTTGCTGTTCCATTTGCTGTTGTTGGATATTCTCAGCACGCTGCTTCCAGAAATCCATTTGAGCTTGTTGGTTGGCTATATCCTGAGATTGGATATCTTGAGCATTATAAGGAACCGGAGCTTCAGGTTGATTATCATGGAATAAATCCATTTGAGAACCTTGAGCATTTTGCTGATGGGCAATATCTTCCACATTATTAGTAAAGGGAAGTTCATCCTGATGGGCATATTGTTTCCATGGGCCATCTGGAACCTCAGCCTTAGGAATAGCTTTAACTGGTTCTACACCCTTTTTAACTTGAGGAACATCTTCATAAGGATGCAGCTCGGCCAGATGACCAGGATCCATCGAGTTCATAATATCCCCAATATTCTGCTCGTAAGCTTGTTGTTGGGGATTAGCATTATCAGAAAGATGTTGATGCTCTTCCAGACGATTACTAACAAAGTTCTTGCCAAATAAATCTTCAGGAATCTGATTTAAAGCAGCCATTGGAAAATCTAGTAATCCCATAGCGGAATTACCGAGAGCTTGATCCATATCCTTAGCCTTTTGCCACCAAGAAGAACTATCGTCTCCCTGATGGTTAAATAAAGGACCACTCAGGTTATAGTTATCCAGGAATTTCTGGAATCCAGATTTGTTATCTGGAGGAGCTACTTGAGACCAATCAATATTAGGTCTGTCAGGAACTCCAGGAACAGATGATGGAGTTATTTGTGGTTGTTGTGGAGCATAATCACTCCAGGGACCACTACTGGCCTGTGTTTGCGGTTTATAGTCGTCCCATGGTCCACTCATTATTGTTTTCTCCAGCTATTAGGATTGGATGGATCTCCACCCAAGAAGACATATTTATCAGTTCCGTGCATCTGAACCGTTCCAGGCTTCGGAGGAGCTTTTACTCCAGTAGGAGCTTGAGGAAGCGGTTGCGTAGGCTGTTGAGGAGCCTGCGGAGGAGTAGGAAGGGGATTGTTATTGGCAGGAGTAATACCCAGACTCTGCATACCAGGCTTACCAGCAAGGTTAGTACCTGCGGCGGCAGTCTTAGCACGATAATCGTTGTAGATTGCCTCTTGTTTTTGCTGTTGGTAATTATCAGCCAATCCTTGCCAATATTCCTTTTCTTCTGGAGTAGATGCTGTTCCTAAATGAGACATAGCATCATTGTAGTGAGCGTCAGCAATGCCAGCCTGCTGTTGGAAGTTAGCCTTAGAGTTAAGGCTCATTCTCAGATATTCAGGATCAAGTTTATTATACTTACCATGAGCAGCTTCTTGATTCTCAAGGGCGAGATTACCACCAACATGGATACCAGCAACATTAGCTTCATTAGCACCCTGAGCATTAATCTCAGCAATTCTACCAAGAATAGCAGGCATATGAGTTAGAACCATCTGAGCATCTGATCTCTTTTGATAATCAGGAGTACCATCTGGGTTAGTAGCAAATAAATCAGAAGTGGCTTGAGCTTCATGTTGCTTTGCTTGTTGCAGAGTCATATTAGTAGCAATATCATTAATCTTAGATTTTGTTCTAAGATCCTGAGGAACTCCAGACTCAGCATTAGCATTCAATTGTTCGATCTGACTCTTGGCAGCAAGACCAGGAGTTTGAGCATTATAATAATCTGTCATAGCTCCAGTATGATTGATATTAGCTTGAGCTTGAGCCAGATTTAAAGGTTGATTTTGTGCTTGGAATTGATAATCTTGTTGAGCTTGCTGCAAGTTTTGATTAGCAGCGGCATTAGCCTGATCCTGTCTTTGAAGACCGTATAAGGTGCTATAAAGATTATCCTGACCAAACATCTGTCCAAGATCAGGTTGTTGAGCTGCTAATTGCATTTAGCCTCCAAGATTGAAATTAGGATAAGTCTGAGCAACATCAGAATTCAGATTCTGGTATTTATCCAGATCACTTGTATCTGTAGGCATCATTTGAGCTTGTGGAGATCCCATAGGCATTGGAGTAGCATTTACTCCAGCATAGGTTCCAGAGTTAGGCATTTGGAATCCATTAAACAGTCCAGAATTCTTACCCATGGTAAACAGACCTGCCAACTGATTGAAATTGTTCATGCGCTGCTGACCGTACAGGCTAGAAAGCATAGGAGCATTTCTAGAAGCAGCATTAGCAAGAGCAGCCTGCAGTTCTACAGCTCTAGTACCATATTGGCTACCACGTCCAGCGGCTGCATCCTGACGTTGTAGAGCCTGTTGCATTTGCTGAGCATAAGGACTATTAGGAGCATAGAGACTATTAAGATTATTAATCTGCCCTTGTATTCCCTGATTAGCTTTATGAGCTAAATACATATTACCTAAACCAGCAGCAAGATTTTCCCAATTTGATACACCACTAGCTGGAGAACCTGTTCCAGAGGTAGATGCTTGACTAGGAGAATTTCCCCAATTACTAAAATTACTTAGATAATTACCCGCATCTCTACCTAAACCACCTAAAGCACCAACTAAGGCACCATATCCTGTTTGTGATTCGTCACCCATACCAGACCTAATGCCTCCTGTAATTCCACCATTAATAATATTTTTGTAATTTGGATTATCTACTCCACCAGCACCTGCAAAATCAATACCAGAGGTAAGACCTCCAGTAGCCGCTCCTTTAATACTTGCTCCCCATGGATTTTGATTTCCATTATCAAGAGCATTAGCAGTATTAGCACTAGCTCCTTTGGCTGCTCCAGGTACAGCACCAGTAAAGTTACTTGCTATTCCACCAAATTGAGAGGCACCTGCTGTTGTTACTCCCGGAGCACCATTTGCCATCCAACCAGCTTCTGATCCTCCAGAACCAGCTAAAGCTGGATTAGCAAGTTCCGCTTGCATATTAAGGGCACTAGATCCCATAGCTCCTTCAGGAACTGCTGGACCGGCTCCGGCCCCAGCAGAAGGGAATGCTGCTCCATAAGCATTTCCAGCAAGATTTCCTAAAGCCTGACCACCATAAAAACCTGCTATAGCATTAGCTAAAGTTCCCATTACTTGGCCTCCAGAAGTATTTATACCTCTGGATTGAGAGTTAGAATAATCTTGATTAGTTTCCCCCCCATATTGGTTAAGCCAGGGAGTATTTTTTTGTCCAGTAATCCCATTCCACATTTTAGTAGAGAATGGATCTACTCCAGTAAGCATCTGAGTTGGATTCTGTCCAAAATGATTTCCTAGATTTTTTAATTCATCAAGGTTAGTGTTACCAACACTATCTGCAAAATTATCGATAGAGTTTGCAGTATCACTATTAAAGTTATTAATTGAACTTGGTTCCAATCCAAGTCCATTAGATCCAAACATATTATCACCAGGACTGAAAATACTATCAAAAGTATTATTATTCCCACCAGTAGCAATGGCTCCAGCCGGATCGAAAAGATCACCTAAGAAACTCATATTAATCCTTTATGGAGAAGTAGTTCCAACATCAGTCCAAGTAACTATACCAGTATTACTAATAGTTGCTACCCAATAATGACCATTTGGAGATAACATTACAAAGCCATTAGTAGAGGAATTTGCTACAATATAATCTGTAGTGGTAAGTCCCTTATCTACTCTAGAAACTCCATTTAGTGAGGCTACACCATTAGCTACATCTTTTTGATTTACATTTATAGCATCAGTGATACCATATCCAGAAAGAGTAGTTGGTTTTCCAGTAATAAGAGTCCAGGAAATACCACTAACAAAACTATTAACAATAGTTCTGAGTTTTTCAATCCAGTCATTCCAATATGCACTACCTGGTATAGTGCTATTTGGCATCGGTGGGATTAATGAAGCCATTTCTATCCTTTAGAAGAATAATGTACCGGATACATTGATATTGGTAGAACTAGTAATATCTGTATTTTGTAAAGCAGTTAAAGTTCCAGCAGAATATTTATATAGATTAACTACAGTTGTATTTGGTTGAATTTGTCCAACAATTTGAGTAGTAACTCCAGAGGCAAGAGCAGTTCCGCTCACAACTACAGTTCCAATAAGACCGGAGATATTAAGATGAGTAAATGGAAGTCCTGTAATAGCTACCACTCCAGTAGAGGAACCAACATTAGATAGTGTGACACTGCCCTCAAAATAACAAATACGACCATTTACAACATATCTACCAACCTGTACAGAATAAGTAGTACCCGTTGCTCCACCACCAAAAGAAAATCCAGGAGTCCAGGAAATCTCAGACTCTGGTTCACCTAGGTTAATAGAACCTTGAGTCCTATCATAACTAGTAGCTCCAGCATAGGTATTGTCTGGATGAAGAGTAACTCCAAGTTGCCAATTTACATCGCCATTAGTAGAAACTGCAAACCTACAACCTTTAATAGCACCCCTACAATTGGCAGAAGAAACATAAATATTCCAATCAGGATTACCACCAGATCCGCCAGCATTATTATAGAGAGTACATTCTTCTATAGAAAGTCCAAAACAATAAGTAGAATCTACAAAAATATTAGATTTTCTAGGAGAAGTAGTTCCTGTAGTAACTTGAGTACAATTATTTTCAAAATGGCAAGTAATGAATTTCATACCCTGGATACCAAAGGTTCCAGTGATTCTCACCCCATTATATCCATTATTCTCAAAGTCACAAGTCTCGAAGCACCAGGAATCTAGAAGAGTAGAGAATTGATGATTTATATACAAACCATACTGAGCAGAATTAGCAAATCTAACTTGTCTGAAAGACCATTGATCGCAATTCTGGGTAGTAGGAATGTACATTCCATGCACTAAAGAAGTAGCAAATACAACTCTCTCAAAGGTATTCCAAATACTACGCTGATCTGCAATAAAACCATAACGCATTTGGAAAACATAAAGATCCCTAAATGTATGGAAATCATTTTGATTTACACCACCAGAGTCTCCAGTTATATAAATACCATCAGCATTAGGATAGGTTACAGTATTTCTATTCTGAAGCCATACACCTTCTAATGTAAAACCAACAATACTAGCAGAAGTACTATTTAAAGTGATAATTGGGGAATTACCATAATTCTGGATAGTAGTTAAATATTTACCAGCCCCAATAAGTTTCTTACCGCTACCACTGGTAATAACAATATTAGCCATGAAGGAACCAGGGGGAGCATAGGCTGGATAACCTGAATTAAGTGCCGCTGTAAAATACGGAGTATCATCACTAACTCCATCACCTTTAGCGCCAAATTGTTTAACATTTACTGATGCCTGGACAATTAGTTTCCATCTAGCATTATCAGTAGCAACAATGATCGTCCCCCCATTATCTGTACTTGAAGAATCAGTTGGATCATAATAATATTCTCCACCACCTCCATCTCCAGCAGTGTAATAACCGAGAACAATAACTCTACTGGTTGTAGCACTAAGAACGGCTCTTAAATTAGCAATGCTAGTTACCGTACTAAAAGATCCAGAATTATAAACTGCATTATTAACATCATTAAGCCAAGAAGAACTAATTATAGTCCCACTGGTAAATACTGTACTACTCATGATTGTCCTTTATTAATATTAGCAACCAGTTTCTGAATTCTAAATAAAGTATTATCAGAGTGGGTTAGTTTAAAACAGCGTTGTCTAAAATTTCCTAGCTGATAGATACAGCAGATATCTTGATTCAAATTAGCACTTATACCTGCATTATATGTTTGATAATCATCATCAGTCCATTGAATAACAATATTAGAATTAATAGGTGGACGATCTCCAACCACAGTTAATCTAGACATATTCTTTCTATTCATTGTACCAAAATCAGAAGCTTCTGTGACAACTACACAATTAAAATTGAGACCATTATCTTGGTAAAGAGTCTCATCAAATTGATACCAATTAGAAGTACCATCATTAAGGGCAAACATTGTTCTATTGGTAGTAGATGTCTGAACTGCATGAGCTATAGCAATATTAAAATTAGTATTACCTTGATAGGCCATTTTAGTCCAGAGACCAGTTTTAAGATCCATAACATAAGTAACTGAACCTGCATTTAGCATATAGAACTGATGCCCTTGGAAAGCAATTACTGCCCCAAGCCAATTATGATAATCTGTCCCCAAAGAATTAAGATATCTACTAATGGTAGGAGTACTTACAGGATCACATTTAAACTCATAAAGTTTAAATACTTGATATTCTCCATTCAAATCCTTACCAACAAAATATGAATTATTTTGCTCTTTTGCATAAGCTCCTATATAAGTAATCCTCTTGATTGGAGTATCGTTTCTCTGAAACGGAGATCCTGTAGCAATAGCAGCATCCCAGAAATATTCCATAGTTTCTGTTCCGCAAGCAACAACATAATTGTTTACTTTAAGTATTCTAGTAACATAGTCTGCCTCTACCTCAGCATTTAAAAAGTTACCAGTAGTCCAGGTGAGTGGAGAATTATTATCGCTATTGTAGATATCTCCAGTCGCATTCTTAGCAGCTAAAATATATCCATCTATATAGATAATGTTAGGATCATGAGGTACTGGAAGATTAGCGCTAGTACAGAAAGTAATAGCATTACTAGGACTAATCTGAATAAGATTAGTTCCATCTGATACGATCATTGCTGTAGTTCCATCATTAAAGATAAACTCAGCAAATCCTACTGTTCCTGAAGAAGTCCAAGTACCTCCTGGGGTTAAAGTTGTACTAGTTCCTAAGGAGAAATTATAAATATAGATATTAGATCCAATAGCATAATAAAGTTTTTGTGGATCTGCCCAATAAATCGAACCTCTAATAGTACCAGAAGCAATATTTGCGATGGCAGCTGTTGAACCAGCACGCTTCATTACAAACATTCTATTATCTCTAGCCATTCTATTAAGTGTATCTTCAATAAAGACATTAAGATAATCTTCATCTTTGTTAGTGACATTACCAGCTCTAGTAGCTACTTCACGAATGAGATCGATATTTTCAGAACTATATGTATCATTAGTTGGGCTACTAGTGTACGCCATTAACCTCTCCTATCTTGACCCCATCCGGGTTGCATATATGGTTGAATAAAGATACTGGCATCTTCTTGACCCATACTAAGAACATCTTCTAGATATTTCTCAGCCTCCCCCATAAGCATATTTCTATCACCAATAGGAATACCCCATTCAGGAGCCAGGATAGTAGCAATCTTATAGATTAATGGAAGATACCATTCTTCTGGAAAATCTGCAGTATCAGTAGAGTTTATAAAGTACTGGAAGGGACGTTGATAAGTAATTGTAAAAGTAGATCCAGCAGCAGTAGAATCAGGAATAGGCCAAAGTTTTAAAACCCCATAATTCACAAACGGCTGATAAGTAATCTTAATTGGAATACCAGTGCTGGTACCAGGAAGAATCTGAAAATTATAATCAGATTCAATATCCATATCAATACGAGTACCAGATTGGTCAATTCTCACACATTCATAAAGATGAAGTGGATATTGAGTATTGAAAGTCTGGCCCAATCCTATAGTGTAGTTTTGAATAGTAGGAGTAGTAGAAAAGGTATAAGTAGCTCTAGCCCAAAGGGGCATTCCCTTTGATCTAAGATATGCTACTGCCATATTAAGAGCATCAGCACCATCAGAGATATTTTGAGTATTAGGAGTTTGTCCCTGAGCAATAACTCCTAGTTTTCTGATACCAGCAGTAATTAACTGATCTCTAGTGTATTGTACAGAATAAATCCCAGATGTGGACATATTAACCTTCTTGTTTAGCTTCTACTGTAGCGTTGACAACAGCTTGCTTTACTTGATATGCCAGTTCAATATATTGTCCTGGAACTTGAATTTGATTTAAAACTTCAAGTAGAAAAGCCTTATGTTGTTCATTATCTAAAATCATTATTAAACTCCAAACCAACCAAATCTTTTTTGGTCAATAATTAATTGTGCAATAGCCTGAGAACATTGAGCAAGAGTAGCAGTAGCCCCTGGAAAATTAGAAATAACTCCACCACCTGTTGGAGTACCCCAACCAGTAGATTGAGCTGCTGGAGTTACTCCAAAGACACTAACACCAGTGGTATTCCACTGAAACTTCACCGCGCCAGCTCCGTCCTTAGCCCGTCCGCCAAATATACCTTTTCCTGAGATGATCGCGTCAATGTTGGAATCGCCACCAGAGGCTACAAGATTTGCACCAACACCAGTAGCACCCCCATACATTTGCCAGTAGTTAATCTGGTTAGCTACGGATTGCACGCGGATAGTGTGCAGCGAGTTCACGTCGAAATATAGTGACGTTGTGGGAGTGTCATAATACAAAGAACCGCCTGTAGTATCCGTCTCGCTGGTTCCCCAGATTAGTTTCTGGCCAGTACCAAATACGCCAGCCGCACCACTACTAAATGTAGAAGAAACGGTATAAAGTCCTGCCGCCCAAGTTTGATCTACTTCTGTAGCATATTTTGGATTTTGACCACTAATTCCAGAAGAATTACCAGAAACAAGTAATCCTCTACCTCCTGGAGCAATAGCATCTTTTTCAATTAAAACACCATTGTATTGTTTAGCGTAATCGCCATCAGATGCTTTAGTAGAAGCAGAATGGGTAATACAAAGACCAAAAGTTACATTATAAGTGTTATTATTACTATTAGTAGTTAAGTCTAAGGCTTCTGGAACAATCTGAGGACCTCCGGTCCATCTAGACAAAGCATTTCTAGTTTTAGAGTAACCAGAATCACTAGCTCTATTAATAACATTAAACTCTTCACAAAAAATACCAAACGTATTGGAAGCATTAGTTGGAGAAGCAGTAACTAGCCAAGAGGATAGACCTTGTCCACCATTAGTACCATCAAACCTACAAATAACACCATCACCAATAGAAAATCCTGTAGCCTGAACACCAGTTTGAAAATAATTAAGTCTTCTTCCATACCCAGGAGACGTAGAATTATTAGTTACATTTAATAGTTCTCCTACTGCTTGTTGAGTAGCTGGAGAACCTGTTCTAGTAATTTGAAAAAGACCAGAACCATCAGTAGAAACATTTCCTAAAGTATTATAGACTGCCGAATTAACATCATTAAGCCATGCAGCAGAAATTGGAGTAACTCGATTAACAAAAGTTGTACTATTCGACATGGTAATCAATTACTCCTGGAATGGTTAAACCGGCAATAGCAATTCCTGCTATTGACGTAGTATTAAATAAATCAATCATTAAATCTATATTAAATGTACCATCTGCTCTAGCACAATCAGCGACAGCATAATCAGCAACTCCAGAAGATGTGATATAATCACAATAAGAAGCAGTGGTATATTGATCTGGATTAGAATCTTTAGAAACAAAAGAGGGAAAGGCTCTTTCTCCACGAACCTTAATAAGTGTTTGTGGATGTCTAGTCTCATAGTCTTTTGGACAAACTAGAACGCCATCCCATCTTTTTTGAATTTCACTAGAAGGATACCAGAAGCCACATACATGGCACGTGACCTTCCAGTTACCGGGCCATGTTGTTTTCTTCATTTAAAATGTCCTGTCCCAATTAAGCAGAGATAAACTACTCCAATAATGGCAAGACCAATAATAGTTTTGATAGCAAACCATCCTACACTCTTAACTTGTTCATCCAACCATTCTTTAATTGCTTCTTTAACTACTTCTTTGGTTTCGTCATCATTTTGCATAGTTACTTACCTTCGCCTATAGTAAAATAAACAGTATTACCAGCTCCGGTAGAAATTATAGCGGCCCATGTTTCATCGTTATGGACATATAAATAAAGTTCACTGTTAGGAAGTAATGGAATAGAGGTAGCTACAGCAGCGGTTACAGTATTATCTTTTCCAAATTGTACCCAAGAAAGATTAGTTCCTGAGTTAACAATACGAACTGACCTGTGACCAACTGCAGGTTGCGGAAGTAATTGAATATTTTGAGTAGCAGCTGATGCTACTATATTAACTGTGTTAGCATAACGCATCCAGTCAAAGGGGCGAATAGAGACTTGATAACTCATATTAATCCTTTAATAGAATTAATGGGGAAATTAATCCCCATTAATATTAACGAACGTACTGAATATCCAAGTACATTTCACCGCTAGTTGGAGTACCAGTTGTAGCAGTACCAGACACCCAAATTTGAATATCACCAGTTGTATAAGGAACATTATACACTTGCATAATACCATTAATAGGAGTGAGAAGAGCTAAGGCGCCTGCTGTATTAAAAGCAGATGTATTAGCATTAATAAATTGAGTACCACCAGAAGCCGTACCAACCGAAATAGTAGCAGCAGTAATACCACCACCAGCCAGTTGTGTTTTCACCCAAAGAGTCATGCTGATAATGGAAGCATCAGCAGGAAGAGCACCAACAAGAGTATTCACACCACCTGTGCTAAAGTTAGCATTGGTAAGTTTAAAAACCTTTTCCTGGGTATTCTTGACTTGGAAATCACTGAACGGGCCGGAGGTATTAGGATCTGTAAAAATAAGAGCCATATTATTCCTTTAAGAGAAATAGGCCCCAGAAATGGGGCCTTATTTAATTAAGCGCCCGGAGAACCGTACAGGCCACGCGGATCCGCCCAGCCGAAGCTGAAGCGCATTGTTGCCTTGTACTTAGCATTCTCAGTGTCAAAGTCCTCATCCATGTTGAACTCGTCTGCACGACGTTCAAACATCATCATACCATCCTTGATATTGGTGCGGATAAACCAAGCATCATTATCAGTCAGGAAGTGGTTAGTAATAACCTTCGGGATCAGACCCATTTCCTTCAGAGCATTCAGATCGTTGTTAGTAGTACCAACACGCAGATCCGAACCAAGGATACGCTTCGCTTCAAAGATTAGTTGACGCGGGATAATCAGCGATTCAGGAAGAACCTTGATTAACAGACCGCGATCATCTTGGAAACCAGCGATATCGATAGTAGCCTGTTCAAGAGCAGCTTCCGAGATATCTAGGGCAACAGAAGGAGTATTAGTCCAAGTACCACCAGCAACGTTTGGATGGTTCGAAGAGCCACCAGCCGCACCGGCCAACAGGGTAGAACCATCACCACCAGTGTAAGATGTATTAAACGCACGGTTATACACGTTAGCACCGATAACTTCCTTCGTCTGACGAGCTGCAAAAGCCAGCTTAGAGGCCTTTGCCTTGCCAATCACGTCATACAGATCATCTTCAACCATTTCACGAGTGATGATAAAACCAGAGGCATAAACCACATGGTTGAATCGAGTCGTGAAACCTTGACGAGCCGTATCATAGTTGATCGGGCTAGACTCAGCCTTTGTCTGGAACAGACCCAGACCAGATTGGCCCACAACTTCTTCGAACGCCTTACGCGAAGTATTTTTTTCGAAGAGCTTGTCCCATTCTATATCATAAGCGGCATACTCCGCTCCGTACCACGAATTAACGCCAGGCCAAAGGGCCTTGGCAAACGACGAGGTATTAATAGCCATAATTCATTACTCCTTATTACTGGCCGGTAGCGCCTGTACCATTACCCAGGTTCGCAGCATTGACCTTAACCAAAACGTGAACCGCAGTATCCGTACCAGACACACAGCTATTATCAGGCCGTTGGACAGTACTAAGAATTCTGAATTGCAGGGTAGCAGTAGTAGCCTTTGTGGACATATCAAGCGAAACGGCCGAAGTTCCAGTTGTAGTAGAACCAGTACCACCATAGTAAGCATCGGCATTCAGACCCACATCCGCGAGCAGATATGTGTAAGCTGAGCCACCAGTAGTTTGTTCAACTTCATAAATAACGTCTGGAGAATCTTCAACAATAACATATTGAGCAACCGAAGCCACACGATACACCGGAGTATCCAGAGCAATAGAACCATTAGTCAGTGTACCAGCAACTGGATCTTGTTTAGCATTAATAATGCCAGTAACAACACCCAGAACTGGAGCACCCGCGGCAGCCTTCTTAACAGTGGCGATACCACCAGCAGAAGCGTTGCCTTCTAAAATAACTGGATCACCAACAAATGTGTTGTTGGCATCCGTCGACGGGATTTGGTAAATATTACCACCGCCATTGTAGGGAGCGCCTGTGACATGACGCACAGGCTTGAACCCAAAAATACGAGAAGTATTAGCCATAATCTTCCTTTAGATTAATAGAATTAATAGAAGATCAGGCAAACACTAATTACTTAGATGTCTCTTGAACGAGACTATAACCATAATCAGATGCTTGTTTGCCGTCTTTCTTCATTGTCGATTCAAGCTCATCTGCCCGTACAGCCTTGGCTTTTTGGTCCTCATCGTACCATTCTTTCTTGATACGCATAACGACACCGCGATCACCACGACCGAGGGAGATACTAGAATTCGACCCAAGTGCAGAAGCATCGTCAACTCTCTTATCGCCGTCTCTGATTACCTTAGTTTGGGGAACGACTTCGTAGCCAATTTCAAGTAGATCATCAATACGGCCATCAATATCATTGACGACACGGTAGACATAACCCGGCTCTTGATTACGCACTCGAACACGATTACGAGTGGTGAGAGGTTGTCTACGAGGACGCGCACTTGCGCTGGAAGGGGATTGTCTTGTCATAGTTCTTCCTTTATATTAACCGCGCATCTTTTTGATGTCAGCGATATATTGTTCTTTGGTCATGGTGCCACTGCGTACCAGCGTATTCATAACATTACGCTCTATTTCAGTTAGTTCAAATTTATCGTTGGAACTAGCTCTACCAGATGCTCCACTAACACCCACGTCAGGAGCATTGGCTTTATTTGGATTCACAAACTTTTGTGGAAACTGGGATTTAACTCTCTTAGAAACAGCTTCTAAAACTTCGGGAGGACTCATACCATCCTTCGCCAGTTTCATGCCATAGGCATCGGCGTAAAGACGCATATCTTCATCCTTTTCGTACCAAGAGTTCTTAGACTTCCAAGAAACAAATTCTTGAGGATCATTGGCAGGAGCTTGCTCAACTTGCCTGATTTGTCTAAACTCTTGTTCAGCTTGCTTGATCTGCTTTTCGATTTGAATAGCTTTTTGACCCTCAGCATTATCAATGGCCTCTGCTTTCTTTGCTTCCAAAATAGCTAGAGCGCGTTGATATTCAACTTCTTGAACTTTAGAATAATGACCTTGGAGAGCATCCAAAGCCTTCTTAACATTCTTCAGTTCACGGGATTGATGTTCAATCTTTTCAAAGAGAGGTTGACGTTGGACAAATTCCTTAGCGTCAACAAAGTTCTCTTCATCACCAGAAAACTCTTCCTTAGGTCTCCACCCAAGTTCACGAGCACGGACCTCAATAGGACTCGGCTCATTGTTTTGTTCTTCGATAGGGGTGCTTTGCTTAACTTCTTCAGTCATTAGTCTTCCTTAAAAATGTTGACAACGTCTTCATCATTAATGACTAAGACTGGATGTTGTCCATCTTGCTCGATGTATTTACCTGCATTACGAGTATAACCAATAATATCACCAACCTTGCACCAGGGAATATCTTTTCCAGGGGGATTGAGTGCGGTAAATGCTGAAGGACCAACCTCAATAACGGTGCCCTTATCAACTGCAACTTGCTCCTTGCGAGCAGAATGCTCGATCAGTTCAATACCAGCGGCTTTAGCCCTCTTGAACGTAGGATCATTTTCTTCAATAGTATAAGGCTTAATTACAAGCCTATGTCCGACTGCGGCAACTCTCATTCATTACTCTCCGTTAACTCTTGAATTTCGAGTAAGGCAGAGATAAAGCCTTGCAGATAACGGTGATCTTCACTACGAAATACAAGAGCGTGTTTACTTTCTTCAATAGCGCTCTTCAAATGAACAAGGAAGTTTTGAGTAACAGGGTGTGCCCGCCATTCAATTATTTCTTCCTTGCTGTACTCTTGTTGTTTTGTAATTTGCTAGTCTCCTTAGCTTGTTGTATTTTTTGCTCATGAACCTGTTGGTTCTGATGTAGCTGTTGTTGATTTTGAACAGCTTGATGTTGGACCTGTTGAGCAGCAGCAGCCAACTTGATTCTATCTCCAGCAGTCTTGATGGCAGCATCTTGAACAGCCTGTTGCTGTTTAAATTGCATGGTTTGTTGGTGCTCTTGAGCACGCATCATCATCTGTTGCTGTTTATCTCTTGTATTCAACTCCATTTGATTTTGACTCATTTGCTGGTCAATCTGAGCCTTATTTTGATCTGCTTGCATCTTAGCTTGAATAGCAAGCATCTTAGGATCAGGAGGAGGCGGTGGAGTTTGTCCAGTTTGTTGGACTTGTTGAGTAAATAGTTGTTGCCAATTCGGTTGCTCTTGTGCATCCAGAATACGGCTAATAACTTGCACTGGATCAAGAATCTGAGGAGCAGCTTGCATAAGCTCCATAAGGCCTTGAGCTTTAATCAGTTTTTCAGTCTGAGATATAGCAGTAGGATCGGCACCTGGCTCAATATCACAGGAATCCCTATCGAAATCATCAGGCCCAATAGGCTCATCCAGAACTCTGACTTCCGTTTGTGGATCCATATACATATGGTTGAGATCAAAGATTTTATCAAATTCTTCTTCCATTGCTCTATAGATACGCTTATAAACAGCAGTGAAAACCTTCATACCCTGTTCGATGGTAGCCATCGTAGTAGTAGCAGGAGTATTTTGACCCGGCATTTTACCGGTAAAAATCTCAGCAACAGAAGCAAGCTCTTTTGCGGAAGTGATAATAGATCCCATGAGCTGGAATAAGACTGCCGAAGGCTCTTTAGCTGGAAGAGGAACAATAGATTTCCTAAGGTCATCAGAGGTAGCATTGACTGGTCTCCATTCTCCAGGAGTCATTCGAGCATCCCCCATCTTCATACGAAGAGACTTAGCAATAAAACCAGATTGAAGGTTATTAACCTGACCAGAGTCAATCTGCATGTTAATAAGACTATTAACTGCCTCATTGAGAGGACCTAAAAGTTGTCCAAATCCCACATCATAGAAAGAACCATCTGGATTAGGAATAAAACCAAACTTCGTATACATCTGTATAGGTTCAATTTTGGCAATTCCTTTGCCATTTGGTTTCATAGTGATATTATCTTTATAATATCTATTAGAAATTCTTAAAACTTTACCAGATTGTCTTTCAAAAGAGATAATACATGGTTCAGCATATCCATCATCATCAAAATCATAAAAAGTATGCTGTTCAATTATCTGGTATGGAGTTGTGGAATCAATATCTCCATAATTATTACCACGTCCATCTGTATCATCAAGGGGAGCAGTAGGTTCTCCAAGATCAATATCTAGGAAAATACCTAAATTCTGTTTTTCTTTTATAACACGTTGAGACATTTCAATAATTTCAGATGTTCTTTCAACATCGTAGAGAGAATTAGCCCAATTATTAACAATAAAGTTCTTTGGTTGGATTAATTCAGAGCGAATCTTGTCACATCCCTTATCATACCATGTCTTTTTAAACATAGTACCAACAATAGGAAGTTGGAGAAGCATTTTATCCATGCTTTCATTCCAACCTTTCATCTCATACATCACTTGATAGGACATATAAGTAGAAACCCTATTGGCTTTTTCTAATTTTTGACCATCTTTATCTTTACCCACAACTACACAGTTAACAACTTGACCATTAGATGGAATTAAACTTGGATAAGCTCTAGCAGCAAACTGCATGGAAGCTGTAGAAAGTAATGGATATTTAACATTAGAGGCATTAGGCCATGGATAAGTTTTAGCTTCTCTACATTGTTTAGCTAATTGAACCCATTCTTCAATATCAGATTCCCATTCTTCTCTACTTTTCAGGTCATTTCTAAAACCTTCTTGTGCAAAATTGGAAACTGCCAAAAGTTCATCTTCGCTCATTCCTTCAGCAATATTCTTGTTAAAGAACTTTGCATCCATTTGAGCATTCTGATCGTCAGTATCCGGTTGTCCGACTTCTTCCGTCGTTTGATCCTGATTGTCGTAGTTCAAACTCATACTCCTCTTCGTCTATTTCTTGCTGAGTAGGTGCCTCAACAGTAGCATCTAACATCAAACCAAGATAGGCGAAAGCATCAACTTGGTCATCTTTACGTCCCCGAGGGAACTTACAGAGTTCTTCTTCAAAATCTGCATACCAATCACCAGATTTATCAAATCTAACCGCTCCAGCGCGAACGCGAGCCTGAATAGATCGTGCTCTAGCAATCTTATCTTTATTTCTATGTTCTAGAGGTTTAAGATTAATAAATACTCCATGCTTAATCATTTCCTCTCGTAAGAAAGGACCAATAGACTTGGAGATTTGCATTTGCTCAACTCCAATCATTTCAGGATCATAAGCCTGCTGTAAAGCAATAAGAGTATCTACAATCTCTCTACCATCTAATCTATCTCTAATGACATTCTTTATATGGAGAATTCTATTTTCGTCCATTCCAGCCACTACAAATACAGAGTAATCGGCTCGTTCTGCTTCAGAGATAGCCAAATCGGCTGTGATATAATAGTTAATTCTACGTTGTCTATCTTCGTCTGACATTTCTCTAAAGTCAAGTTTTCTGAAATAAGCCACAGAATCATCAATAGGCTCATTCAAATATTCCTGAGAATAGACATCAGCTAAACCCTGGTTAAAGAAGTCAGCTCTTTTCTCTTCAAACCATTGCTGGTTATAACGTTCTTTCCAAAGAATAGCAGAGAAATCTGGATTATGTGCTTTATATTTAACAGAAAGCCAAGGACCGAGTTTCGTACTCCAGGTCTTTAGATCATTAGAATGTGTAGACTTATCCCAAGTCTTGGGCATAAGATTATTAAGTAGACTATCTTCATGGAGAATAGTACCTACAACTCGAATCTTACCATCACGAGACTTACAGGGAATTAAAGCACCATAGAACCAACGCTTAAACTTCTCTCTGCGATCCTTGTTCATAACAATTTCATCATTTTCAAGGTCATCACAGATGATAAGGTCGGGTCTTAAATGATCCCACTTTAAACCCCGAAGCTTTTGCTCAGAGCCTTTAGCAGCAATTCGGAATCTATATCCATCTTCACAGACACCAATAACATCATCTTCAGTATCCTTAGCAAACTCTTGAATCTTGAACAGATTTGCCATATATTCATTTTCCAAAAGTTCTTTTTTAATGTCAGCAAGAAACTGAGAAGCTTGGGTAGTAGTGTCAGACACAATAAGAATGTACTTAGCTTGGCGGAATACAATCATTGCCAAAGCATAAGTAAGAGTACAGGCGGTAGACTTAGCATGTCCACGAGGAGCTGAAATAGCTACCTGAGGATGTTTATGTGTCATCAACTCCCACCATTCCATATGGCATGCTGGAGATTCTGTTGCCTGGTCAAAATTCTTTTGAAGTAAGGATTTGGAGAATCCCTTAATTACATCTGCATTTAGCATCTTTGCCTTATATTATTGGTGCTCCTTGAATGAATCGAACATCCGAATCCGCGTTACAAAGGCGGGGTTATACCACTTAACTAAAAGAGCATATATTGGCACCCAGGGAAGGACTCGAACCCTCATCTTCCAGATTTGGAGGCTGTTATGTTGCCATTACACCACCCAGATGCATAATTGGTCAGAGCGCTGTGAATCGAACACAGACTCAAAGCTTCCAAAGCTAAGTGGCTACCACACGCCTTCCGCTCTGTTGAATAAGGCCCGGTTTTATTTCTCTCGTCCTAACATGCGAGTAGCGGTAGTTCCGGGGAAACTACCTTATCCTTTACGATGTTTAAAGTATTCGATTTGCTTCAGCCGCTTCATAGCAGCTTTCTTGCTTTCTGGTTTACTAAGTCTTTTCTTTCCAGATTCAGACTTAACCACATACTTAGAACCTTCTTTTACAATCATTTTGCAGCCACTCCTTGAATCTTCTCAATAGTACGAAGTCCGCCCAGACCAAGAAGACCTAGAAGAACAGGCATCATTTCAGTTAGACTTGCAGGACTCAAAGTAATTTGATACTTAAGCAGGGTACAAATAGTATTGGCTATAGAAATACCAATCCAGTTCCAAGCACAAGCAGAGCCACAAACCCACCCAATAAAGGGTCTCCAGCCAGAAACAAATACCGAAACATTACCTGCTTCAACTTTATTAACATCTGTTTGAGCCTGATCGGCTTGTTGTTGTAATTGAACAATCTGGAAAGCTTGAGTCATTTTGGCAATATCTTCCTGAGTTTTATCAGGAAAGAACATGCCTAAAATCTTTTGAACTCCAGTGACTGCCTCACCAACTCCAGTAATATCCATTATTTCTTTCTCCTTTGAGCACCATCATTACGTTTCATAGATCCATCAGAATTACGGGAGAAAGATCGGTTTTGGGAAGAAGGAACAGCTCGAAGGTTGCTTCGTTCATTTGTTCCTCCCTTAGACAAGGCTCGTCTATGGTCCACATCTTTTCCATCGTGTTTGTGTACGATTCCCTCTTTAATGAAAAGGGCTCTAGCTTTGTTTTGTTCTTCACGCTTTTTAACTACTTCTGGTCGACTGGTGTAGTTAGCCACCTCTCGCTTGTAGTCGCGTCTGCCATTCCGCATGTATGGAATAGGGCCTCCTTTGACGCCACACAAAGCGTCTTATTAAAATATTTTAATTTTTCTGGATCTTCTAGAATTTGTTTAACTTCTGATACAGAAAGATAAACTTCTGGTCTACGACCATTTCTTTTTAAACCTACTAACTTTTTACCAAGTTTATAGGTATCCCAAGAAATATCATATTTATTCTCATAGATTATCTTCATTAACCTCATCTACCATTTCTATAATTTCAGATTCTGGTTTGGAATTAGCCATTTTAGAGAACTCAGAAGCCAAGAGCTTCAAAGTGTCTTCAATAGTCTGTTTCTTGATATCAGTTTCAACAATAGCTTTATTAATGGTCATTTGTCTCTGCATCAACTCAGAAGCAACTCTAGTAGTATCCCGGACACTAACTGGTTTCCTGACCATTTCACCAGTTTTATTATTTAATATTAATTCCCCATTCTCAAGAGCATCATCAATATGATTTAAGGATTTCTTGATTAATTTGGAGAGTTGGTTATTTAGTTGGGTATGTTCTGCTGTCTTGATCTGGTTAGCTAAATCTTCCCACCAGGAAGTTTGTTTCCAGTTAGAAACCGTAACAGAAGGAACTCCGGTTTGAGCTTCAGTTTCCCGTAGACTACCACATTGGAGATAAACTGCTACCACAGAATACTTCTTTTCCCAGGTATATCTACCTCTTTCCATACCTTTATCCAATTTGGAAAGACGTAATTCCTCTATTGGAGGCGGTACATTTGGATTATGAATATGCATAAGACTCCTTACAAATTTTTACCCTATACTTAATATTCTAACATATAATAACCTATAAAGTCAAGGGATATTTTAAATTATTTTAATAATATTAATAACTATTGACTTTCTATTTAAAATCTGGTAGAATATTAAGTATGTACTCGCGGTGAGAAATGGACGTGGGGGTACATCTTGATTTGCATCTACCAGGGTTCCCTAGGTGCAGCGTGGGCTAAACTAGAGCGCGGGGAGTACAGGACTCAGCATCCATGTATTATAGTCTAGGTTAATAGAAACCTCAGGTTGAAGATACTTCTTCTTGGGAATACTAGCTGCTTATATCCTTTGTTGGGTAGGGCAGAGCTATGTATTTCCTAGGTTGAAGTATATATCTAGTGCGAGGATTCCATCCGAGCTAAGACTATTTTAATAATATTAATAAGTATCCTATAGCCCATTTTTTAAAAATATATGGAAATTATATAAGGTGCATTACGCACTTTATCTACCAGAAAATGTTTCCTCCCCCTGGCCCTTGAAAATATATTCAACCCCAAAGAATTACTTTTATTTGCACACAATCAAATTGATATCAATGCTTCACAGGATGGTCACCATGAATTAATTAAAATGATAGCTATAACTACTGTTGAGTAAGTTATTAAATCTTTTAATAAATAATGTTTATTGTAATATTAATTAAATAATCCTGAGCAAATAAAAATAAATATACTAGCCATTCCCAATATAGATATACCGTTTAAATGAGTTATAAGGGCCTAAATAGCCCTTTTTTAATGCTCTTAATACCTAGGTAGCCAAATAAGGGTTAGTCCCTATGGTTGGAACCGGTTCCACTGAACTAGTATTCTGCCACCCTTAACTACCTATCACGGTGATTGATATGGCCTATCGTGGAAAGTATCCCCATCGCATCGCTCAAGTGTCCTATTGGGGCAAGAGCGAGGCCGGCGTATTGGTAGTGGTCGATAATGTGGGGAACCGTGTCCGTATCACTGGCATCCAGCGTCAACGTCTGGTCGCTGGCCTGGGCTACAAAGCCCCCGAATTAGGGCAGGACATTCGCTCTATCACGTTCATCATGGCCCGTATGGGCCTTCACAATGAGGCCTGACATGCATCCCACTCGAAAAGAGATTCGCACCGAGCTAGAGGCGAACTGGGCCCTGGTTCCTATCGAACCTAAAGACTGGGAGAAACCCGTCATGAGGAAAACCTATAGTGTCCTGAGCATTGCGCAACGGCACCCCACCCTGTTTCAACGTCTGTGTAACCTGCTGAGAGGTCACAAGTGAACATTCAAACCCTTCTGGAACAACTGTCCATTCATCCCACGCGCATGGATGAGCTAGGCCCCATCATCGATGACTTAGCGGACATGCTGGCCGATCCAAATGATGAGACTGTTAGGCAATCGTTCCACTACTCCGCTAGTGAGTTCATTGCCTTTGAGGGCGTACCTCGTTAGGCTGAGCTCTAGCTGAATATCCACAGGCCCTTCGGGGCCTTTATTTTTGCCTGTTTGAATCTCATGATATAATGAATTTTTGTTTTTTCTAGGTTACAATTAGTTTCACTTACTTACAATATTTTACAATTACCTATGGTAAGATGATAGGTACATGGCTAGATTGGAGAGTTCAATCATGGCTATCGAGTCTAGAGATATCCCTTAGATCATCCTGGGTATTATTCTTGTGATATACGCGTGTGCGGCTGTTGTGTATCTGCTGTTCACTGTTGACTAACTGTTACAGTCAGAATTGCCGATCTAAGGGTTTACCCTATTGCATCCAGTCCTACATTGGGCGTAGGATTGCATCCATGGTTGATTGAAGCCTGAGAGTGAGAAGCTAGCCGCGTGATGGTGGGTTCTCTCAAAGAGCAGTCAGCCTAGACAGGTGGATGGACATACAGTTCTAAGCCTGTTGACAAAAACGCAGCGATGCGCTACAGTAGAGTCAAGCTAACCGCCTGTCGGGGTGGTTCAGGGGCCTAGTCCGAAACTAGGTAGCTCTTTAACAATTAGCTTAACGATTAATGGTTCATTTGAGCCTATCAGACGGGGTATCTGTCAAGATATTGGGTGCGACGCTTCGCGCTCTACTTGCAAGGGTATCTAATTCTGTAGCAGGAAAGCGAGATGGGGAGCTAATAGCTATGATCCATCCCTGAGTGAGCAGGGCCTAGGAAGCCACTGCTATAGATAACGGGTATCCTGTCTGATAGGTTTAAGTGAATTAACAGTATCCTCTAGGATAGGTTTATGGGTCACTCGCAAAGGGTAGTGTTTAGCTACATCCTAGCTAGCGGGTATTACGCGCTGCCGCATTGATAAAGCGGAAGGTATGGCAAAGGGCTAGCTGACCCACCATTTCGCCAATATTGACCCTCTGGGAAGAGTGTTCAGTAGCTACCACTACTGATATGTCTATTGGCTTTTCTATTCTGGAAAGGAATTGCCATGTATAAAGTCTGGTTGACTTATGACGGGGTTGCCTTG